TGAATGCCATCAATAACGGCCTCGCCGCCGACCCCAACCCCGCCGACCCGGTTGATATCGAAAGCGAGCTCACCGAGCTGGAGGGCGTCGCTGTTGCGCTGAAGATCGTCCGACACGGCAGCGGCATATTCTCGGACCTGCGCCACGACAGCTCCGCCTATCAGCACGCGCTGTTCACGATGGTCGACACCGTGCTCGACCAGATCGAGAAACTCAGCACCGCGTACCGCGGCGAAGGGCATGACGACCCCGACGAGGAGGAGGACAGCCCCGAGGCGAGGAAGGCGAAGGCCGCCCTCGGCATCTCCCAACTCACCAAGGAAGACGTCGCGTCGATGTCGCCGCACGGGCGCAAGGTCATATCGAGCCACTGCGAGCGGCTCCTGGCCGCTGTCGACGAGGTGGAGACCGCCGCGCCATGCCCGTGACCAACGTCGACAGGCTGGAGGCCATGCTCGCCACCGTCGGCCAGGCCGACATGGCCGTGCTCTCCCCGGCCGAGCGCCGGCGGCTGGCCAACGGCTGCAGGCGCGTCGCCCTACTGGCTGCACCTGAACCCAAGGGCACAGAGCCGGAGGGGGTGCTCGACCGACTTGATCGCGGCGAGCGCTCGCAATAGGCAACCCTGGGCGCGAGGCACACGCTGCCCGCGCCCATCGCAGGAGGGAGACCATGGACAGCAGGGAGCTGACGCCCGTAGCGGAGTACCGCGAGGGCGAGATCATCGCGCCGGGTGAGGAGACGCCCCTGCCCGCGGAGCTCGTCGCCACCGCCAAGGCCTTCCAGACCATGGCGCGAGCAGCCAGCACGCGGCGCGCCTACCACCGGGCATGGACGGACTTCGACGACTGGTGCCGCCAGCACGGCCGGACGTCGTTGCCGGCATCGCCGGAGACCGTGGCGGCGTGGCTAGCCTGGAAGGCACGCCATGCCATGCCCGACGCCGAGCCCGGCGCTGTGCCGGCGCGGGGCTCGCTGGACAAGGCGCTCGCCGCGATTACCGCCGTACACCGGGCGGCGAAGATGCCTTTCGATCGCAAGGATGCACTCATCGCCGAGACCTGGAGGGGAGTGGCTCGCGCGGTCGCCCGCAAGCGCCCGGTGCGCAAGGCCGAGCCGCTGCTGCGCGACCGGCTGCTGCGCATGATAGGCGGTCTGCGCCCCACCGTGAACGCCGAGGCGCGCGACGCCGCGCTGCTTGCGCTGGGCTGGGGCGGCGCACTGCGGCGGTCGGAGCTGATCGGGCTCGACTGGCAGCAGCTCGGCAGCGGCACCGGCTACGTGGCGCTGACACCCGACGGCGTGAAGATCGTGCTCGCGGTGTCCAAGACCGCGCAGGACCAGGCCGTCGAGGTGGTGATCCCGAAAGCGGATATGAGAGCGGCCTACGACGCACTTAGTGCGTGGGCCGAGCGCGCCAGGCTGCAGCCCGGCTTCCCCGTGTTCCGAGGCATCACCAGGCACGGCGCCATCTGCGTCGGCAGGCTGGCGGAATGCAGCGTGCCGCGCATCATCAAAAAGCGGGTGGGCGCCTTCGCCCGCCTCGACGGCGAGACCAGGGAGGGCGCCGCGGAGCTGGCGGCGGTGTTCTCGGGCCACTCGCTGCGGCGCGGCTATGGCACGACGGCGGCCGAGAAGGGCGTCCCGCCGCACCGGATACAAGGCCACATGAGGCACAAGGACTTCGGCACGACGAGCGGCTACATCGCAGCCGGCGAGGCATGGTCGCAGAGCGGTCTCAAGGGCATCTTCGCCGATGGCGAGAAAGAGGCGGCGTCATGAGCGGCGGCACGTCCAGCGCACGAAGTTGTGAATGGCCGGCATGGTAGAATGGGCCGTCAACTGCCCCGAGGAGCGCACATGCCGTACATCACTTTCGACCCTGAGACCGGCTGCGGCTTAATGCATGTCGATCTCGCCAGCATGCTCGCGGGCAAGCAGTTCATGCGCGACCTGGACGCCATCAGGGACAGCTCGCGGACGCGCGAGGCGGACGAGCCGCGGGCGCCCGTATGTCTCACGCTTGACGACGCCATTGCGTGGGCGATGGATCAGGCGCTGGCGCGGGAGGGGGACACCCACGCTCAATGGCGGCTGCTCAACGAACCGTGGAAACCCTAGCGATCAGTCCTCCATCTTCCCGCGCGTTTAAACGGGCCCCGTTTGTTCTCGCCTTAGTTGATGCCCCGCCGCGCCTTCCGCAGAAGCTCCTGGACGCGGTCGGGCAAGGCCGCCTCGCTCTCCGGTGCCAGCGGGTGCGCCGCCAGGACCTGAGCGAGCGCCGCATCGCCAAGCACGTCGAGCGCGTGGTCGAGATCGTCGGCCGATGCTATCTCCATCTCCGCAAGCGCCTCACGCTGCAAGGCCAGGAGGCGCTCGTGCGCGGCGTCCTTGGCGTCGTCGCCCGTCGGCTGCCCATCGGGGAGCATCAGACCGCCCCCGGCTCGTGCGGATAAGCACCTTCATAGAGGCTCTGCAGCTCGGCGGTGCGCTGCCCATGCTCTGGGTGGTGCGCGCTGTGCAGGGCGTCGCCGTGTGTCCGGCGAAAGGCCTCGACGCCGCGCAGCCGCTCGATCTGCGCGGCGGCCGCCTTCCACTCGGCGTATGGCAGCCGGCCGGCGGTGTGCTCCCGGAAAGCTGCCGCGGCGGACTTGTCGAGGTTATTCGGGTCGATCGGGAACTTAGGCTTCGACATAGCATGTCCCCCGCATCGGCTGGGCGCTGGTGTCGACGCGCTCCACGCGCCTCGGGTACGGCTCACCCGGCACGACCCACCTCGCGGCACAGCTGTTGCAGGCGTGAACGTTGCCCTTCTCGCCGGTCGCCGCCAGGCGGCCGCGGTGACAGCTGGGGCAGGCCAACTCCACCTGGAAGGTCTGAACCGGGCGCCAGAACTCGGCGTGTGGATGGACGGCGCCGGACCAGACCTGTGGCTCGCTGCTCGGGGTAGTATCTCGCATGGTGCGTGCTCCTATCATCTGACGTTGAAGGGGTTGAAGTCATCGATCCCGGAGGTCTCATACCGGCGCCACCGGGGCTCCTCCCACTCAGCCTCCTCGGCAAGGGCCTCGGCCTCCAGGCGGCGTGTGTACTGCGGGTCCCCGAGGCGGGTTGGATCGTAATCGCCGATGGCCTGCCGCTGCCGCCGGCGGTGCATGTAGCCGCTGTCCGGCATCTGCATGGCGAGCTCGCCGAACGCGTCGGCCGGATGCGATGACCAATCGTGGGCCGGCTTCTGGCGGGGCGTCTTGTTCTTCTCATCCAGCTGAACATGGTACGAACGCAGCGCTTCAAGCCCCTTGGTTACGGCGGGGCCGTTGTCAAAGACGCACTTGGGCAGGAGCTGGCGCACAGCATTGATGCGCTCGGTCGGGTCGCGCTTCTCGCCAATGCAGATCGGGCGCAGGCGCAGGCCCTCGGCCGTCTCCCTCCTCGTCTTCGCGTACGTCAGCTCGCGCGTGTCGCCATCGTGCGGCCAGTAGTGCTCGGCATAGGTGTAGGGCTTGGTGAGCACATCCTTGGCGATGTCGACGAGGGCGCGGTTGCGCACCTGAAGAAAGTCGATGATCCGGATCTCGCGGCCGACAACCTGGGCGAACCAGATGGCGGTGGCATCGTCTAAGCCAAGGTCCCATGCCGTGTGCACGGGATAGTTCGGGTCGTGCGGCACCCGCGTCACGCGGCCGTCAGCTTCGAGGCGGGCGATCAACCGTCCATAGTAGGAACCGATGATCGCCACATGGAAATCGCACTCGTACTCTTGCTGGAACAGCGCCTCGCCGTCCTCCTCGCCGTACAGCTCCATGAGCTGGCGCTTGATGGTGGCGAGCTGCTGCGGCGTGAAAATACCGGTCTCGCTGGCGCGCTTCATGACGCCGAACCATCCGGGCTCGCGCTGGCTCATCTGCCAAAAGCTGTAGCCGTGGTTCTTCCCGCGCGGGGTGTACGGGAAATAAGCCCATCCTCCGTTGCGCTCCAGGATGGGGGAGATGAACGGCCAGCTGCTCGGATCGGCGAGCGGCCATTCGCTGAACACGCACCCCACCGGCGGGCTGCCGACCAAGGTGTTGTAGTTGTCGGCACCCAACAGCTGCCACGTCGATCCGCAGGTGAAGCGAATGAACATCGACTGCTCGTTGGTCTGCGCCCGAATGGCCTCGGGGAACGCCTGGTCGATGCGGCGGATGCCGGTCTCTTCGTCGACCGCGGTCCACAGCGCCTTGCGCGCCTGCTCAGCCTGGGGAAGCAGCGTCCAGTAGGTGCCCGGGCGCTTGTGCGCGGCAACGGCGGTCCAGTGCAGGCCCACCTCGTCCTTGCCGGCACGGCGGTGCATGACGGCCACGGCACGCAAGCCTCCGCCCTCCAGATAGTCCCACAGCTTTTCTTGGTGCGGGCGCGGCTTCCACTCGCCGTGCGGTAAACGGATGATTGCCGGCGCCTTGATCCGGCGCGACTTGGCCGAGCGGCGAACAGCGGCGACGGTCCTGCTCACTCGGAGCCTCCACGCTCGGCGCGCACGTCGCGGATGGTGATCGTAATCGCGGTCTCCGGCGGCTCATCGAGCAGGCCGGCGATGCGCGTGAGCTGGGCGATAGCCGCGGCCTTGTCATGAAAGCGAACGCGGACCTCGTTCACGCCGCGCACGATGACCTTGCCGTTCTTCTGCTCCTCGCGGGTCTCCCTGCCGTTCCAGTCCATCGCCTTGCCGACATCCGCCAGCGCGATTCGTGCCAGTTCCTTCACGAGGCGGTGGGCATCGATGCCGTACGTTTTTGCCAGTTTCTCGCGCGCTGCCGCGATTTGTGGGGCGACTATGGGGTTTGCTAAGACCTTCTGTGCCTCCCGACCAACGCTAGCCGCAGACATGCCGCCGGTGTCGTACGCCCGCCTGTAACTTTCACTCGCATTGCCGGTTTCGATGTAGGCATGGACAAACGCCAGCTGCTTAAGCGTCAGCTGCCGGTCCTTCTCAGCACGCGGCGGACCGGAGGCCTCAACCTTCGGCGCCACGCGCTTGCCTGGCGCTGCTTTCTTTTTCGGCTTCACGTTTTCAGTCCCTGGTGATGCGCCCCAGGTCCATGACAGAGCCTGGCCATGCGACGATCTTGTTGCGCGGGAGCGACTCGGCTCCGGTGCGCGGATCGTTGTCTTGGACAACATGCGTCTCGGCAGGCCGGTACAGGCCCTTCCCGAGGTCCTGCTGCGGCGCAGCTACTTCGCGCACCGGCGCGCACCAGATGCGCTCCCCGGTCAGCCGACGGTGCAAGTCCATCACCAGCGCGCACCACTCAAGGGAGTTTCCCTGCCAGGGCACACGCCCGTCCTGTGTCTGCAGCCGGTCCATCATGCCGCGCAGCAGGTCCGCCCGCCTTACGAAGGGGACGGCGGTGGGCGGCATGTAGCTGCGAACTTGCGTAAGGAGATGGACCTCCGTGCCTATGCGCTGGTCGGCCGAGCGATCGAGCAACGGGAACCAGTGCCCATGGATGGACGACATCCTGCTGATCACCATCGGCGCCGGCCGCAGCTTGCCGTCAAAGAGCTCCTTGTTCCACTCGCGGAACTGGTCTGCGACCTTGCCACCGAGGCCCGGCCAGTAGACCTCCGCCGCCGCTTTCATGGCGCCGAAGGTGAGTCCCTCCGGCTCCTGGCTGTTCACGGGCGCCGGGCGCCGCGCCGTTGCTATCCTTGCCATGCTCATTCTCCGTGCGATGCAGATGCGATACGCACTTCCTCGCCATGCAATCAGAACGGTGCCTGCTGCGCTCTCTGCGCCCTCGTCGGCATCCGGTCGCGCCGCTGCTGCAGCTCCGAAAACTCGCGAACGACCTGGGACCGTGCAGCGGTGCGGTAATCGGCGATGACGTCCCGGATCACTTGCACCTGCTGATCATCGCGCAGCTGCTTGTAGTCCGGGTCTTTGGTGACGAGGTCGTTGAGGACCTGCAGCAGGGTCTGGTCGCCGTACCGCATGAGACGCGGAAGCACATCGCTATGCCGGCTCGCGACCAGGTACTCCTGATTATCGTCAAGCAGCTTGCTCGCCGGCGTCGCCGACGTGAGCGAGGTCAGCCTGTTCTCCACCTGGGGCAGGCCGCGCAGCGGAACGACGTTGGACTCGCCGCGCACCGGGTCGTCAGGCTGGGCAGCGATCAGCGCATCGAGGCCCCGGCGGCGCTGCGTGGGCAGTCCCTGCAGGGCCTGCGCCGCGGCGTCGGAG